ACCCAGCAGTTCAGCAGAACGGTTAACCGTGTCCAAATCGGTCTTATCAATACGCACGATGTTCTGTGCATTGTTATGGTTCCAGCCCTGTAATGCGGGTGCTGCTACGTTATCCTGCCCCTCACTTATCCAGCCGCCGGTTACCTGAGTAGTAGAGCCGAAGTTCTGTGCCTCAAGATAGACAAGGACTTCTGCTCCAGCGGTATACAGTACGCTGCCTGCCTCCACCGTCGTCCACGCATCTAACTTAAGCGAGGCATTCTCTAGGTCTATCCGCCGGGCTGAAGGCGTTCCATTTGGGTCGTTAATAATGACGATGGAGTACCTAACGTCCGGTGTTAGCTCTGGCACCCACACATAAAGACGCTGAATAAGCCCGTCCGCAATGAAGGTGTAATTGTGCCCTGAACGCACCTGTGAGGTATTAGCTGCTGTCAGGAAGGGAGCAGGGTCAGGGTAGGTTCTTACTGGTGCTCCCACGTTCTGAGGGAACGCATTGTCAGTTGTCTCAGTATTGGCAATGGCAATGTAGTCTTGGTTCGTCACCCACTGCTGGTCGTAGTAGGTCGGACCAAGCACATAGGTCAGGAACTTGCTGCGGTAGTCTACCTCCCAGTTAAGATTACCTGCCTCTCTGTGTAGAACATGCACCGGAGCCAGAGCCGGGATTGTGTCAATGTCTGAGTGGTCTGTACCGTACAGCAGGTGTACCTGATTGTGGTGGTCATTGGCTCCAATACCGTTGAGGTTATTGTGGTCGGTAATAGGAGTACCGCCACCGCCACTACCCGCAGCGTTTGACCCGGCTGGTATCCACACAGCTTCATCAAGATCCCAGTCCATCTTAGCTCGCTCGCAGATCACATACCCTAGCAGAATGCTTTTCTGTAAGATAAACGGCACAATAGTAGTGCCACTGTCAGCGTTGAGATTAGCTAGCCCAGTAAGGAAATTAGGGTAGACCGTCTGTCCCCATAGTACCCAGTAGTTATTAGCTGGGTCTACGTATACACGTTGGATTGTAGTAGCATTGGCTGGACCTGGAACACCTACTGGGCCTGCACCATTGTCATACTGGCTAGGGTCTATCGTAGTTATCTGAGCTCCCACACTAGTGAATGTGCGATCTACATATTGAAAGACTATAGGTGACAGTGCAGGCAGAGTTTCCCTATTAGGATCGCTCTTGTCTACATGCCAGTTCCTATTGTTTTCCCAGACAGTGCCGACTGCTTGGTCAAGCATAAAACTGGCGAGGGTGGTAACTTGCCCGCCCTCAATGATCCTGCTAATACCGCTTACAGTAGTAACAAACTCACGCAGCGTTTCTGCTGCTTGGTTAAGCACCTTAGGATTAGAAACTTCTTTCCACACCAGTCCATTGTGGACCGCCACGCCAAGGAACACTTCCTGCTTGGATAAAGTAGGTCCGGGAGGTTGTGCATACTGACGCAGTTCTGCTACGAACAGGGGTACACCACCAATCTCAGCAGGGACCGCAGGCACAGCAGTAGCAGCCAGTGAGAACCAGACAATACTCCCAGCAGTTGAAGGCGCAGCAGTAATAGCCGTGTTAATCTGAGGCCAAGTAATGCCGGTGACTATCGAAGGTGACAGAGGGTCTGTGTACCCATCGCTAATAATACCAAGACCAGTGATGACCTCAATGTCATTGATGCCGGGGCCTATGTTTAACTCGCCGCCATTGGCTAACCCAGTACCCAATGACTCATACGCACCTGCGCGGTTTCTCCATGTGCCCGAGTCTACGTCCCAAAACAGTCCCTGATTCTCTTTGAGCGGATTAATAACCGTGTCTACATCAGTGTGACTGGTAATGTCGTGCAGTTGGGGGTGGTGATCGTCAGGGCCAATACCCGTGTGGGTACTGTGTGCGTGAATCTGGGGGTGGTGCTGGTCGGAGGTGACGTTCAGCAGGTTAATGTGATCGTGAACGTGACCCGGAAGTGAAGGGGGTATGCCGCCTTCATTGCCGATAGAGGTGCTTATCTCAGTAAGGTTATTCCACAGATAGTGGAACATCTCCCTGAGATTGCGAGGCCCACCCGGTTTTGGAGAATAGGCCACACTACAAAGCCGCCCAGAATTGCATTTCCATGTCGTTTAAACTACCTGTGTGTCCTAGAGATCGAAGTTGGTTAAACCTGTTGTCATTACGCTGCCCTATATTGAAGGGTTGAATGTACTGCCAGTCAGTATTAGGGGTGATGAACCCCTTCAGTGTCGGGCCGGGTAAGTCTACATACGCCAGATTGACACCTATGAAAGGAGTAGCCCCCGTCATTGGCCTGCCTACAGTCAAGACGCCAGCAGGGTTAGAGTTAAAGTCGTTCCACGGGTCTGTCGAAGCAATGGCTGCTATCGAGGGATACACCAACCTTCTGGGTGAAACAATGTAGTGTTCCGAACCGTTCTGTGTTGAATAGAACTCCTCGTACAAGTGGACACGAATCCAGTCAGCACTCAGTATCTCTATTTCATGGTAGATAGAACCGTTAACGTCTACCTCCCCGGTGGCGGCGAAGTCATCACGGAACACTTGCGTTATGGACAAGTCTCGCGGGTCTATCATTACATACGTTCCAGTGTTTTTCAGGAACACATCTCCAGCTACTGAATAGTGTGCGCCAAGAAAAGCTACACACGCATGTTGCACAGCGGTAACGTCACGCTTCACATCAATAGCAGAATAATAATACTGAGTAGGGTAGTCGTTGAGAGGGTCGTGGCAGGCATCCCTGACTTGAAAAGCAGAGTCAGCATCTGGCTGTGAGTAGCCCCAGATTCCATACGCTCCAATAGCGTAGGTGTCGCCGCCGACTTCAGCAGCTTTGTCGAGGATAACAGCACTAATGCCGCCGTTGGAGTCCGGCTGGTTGTCAGTGGTAGTCCAGAATGTAGGGTTCACGAGGAACGGGAATATCTCAGGGGCTATGCTGGTACTCCACTCCCATGAAGCGTCTGTCTTGGTACTCCAGTTGCGGCTAGTACCTTCATCTACCCAACGCCACCGACCTTCGTCGATAGGGTACGATACCTTGGTGCTCCCGGAAGTAAGCACCACGTCACTTACCGCCCCTGTAGTCATGGGGCCAAACGCATCGACAGTGCCCGCGCTAATATCAAACGTTACACGAGCATGCCGCCCTGCTGTAACGACAGCACCAGCGTAGGCAACACCGTCCAGTGTTATGTTGGATACGTTAGCTCCGGCAGTGAGGACACCAGCAACACCCGTCAATACAGGTACTGACCCGTCTACAATGGTGCCATCGCCATATATAATGTATAGAGATACGCTGCCACCGCCGGACATATCAACCGGGGGTACATCAACATACCTCGTACCATTAGCCACTAGCACGTCACCACTGGGCTTGAGTTCGCCTGTTGGACCAAACCCCGCAGCCGCAAGATACTCTATCCAAGCGTCAGATATAGATGGGCTGGTAGCCCCATTCGCTTGGAGCCACTGCAACAGCATATCCGAGGTCGAGCCGGTGTGACTCAACCCCCTCAATTTGGCGAAGCGAACGTCAGTCAGTGCAGGCATAGGTTACGCCACTACAAAGACGGGAGTGCTCACCGAGGCGTTATTAAGGTATCCCACCCCGTCCACGCGCAGACACATATCGTCAGCCTGATTCTCGGAGACTGTTGCGCTGTGTTGCCCGTCCGCCCCGATCAGGATAGCCAACGCCAACAGTGCCTCAGACAAACTCTGTCCGCCTGCGGGAACTGTATGTAAGAACACATCCGTCAGCGTCGTGATGCCAATCGTGTCAGCTGCAGCCATAGCTGCGCCCAAACCTGAGTATCGAACAACCGCACCATTCTTTGAAGACGACCCCGGTTGAATAATTGCTGTAGTCATGTTTAAACCCTCTATCCGTTTTTATGTAGCCACTCTATAACAGCTCGACGCAGTTGCTCGAACACGTTGTCGGTGATATTGATCTGCCCCAGATTGGTCACGTTACTCCCCATGGCAACGACGATATCCGGGTCAGCCACTGTGGCACCTGCCACAGTGGGCGAGGTGCGCCGGTCGCTAACTTGACGTATATCAATGTTTACCGCAGACACAATGGGGGCACCCTTGAGGTCAGGAGGACCACGGTCAATGATATTGCGGGAGCGAATGCCGTCAATTAGCCACTCCATAGTGTTCACAATTTCGTTACCACGCCGCGTAGAAACAGTTGCGCCAAAACCGACAAAGACCTCATTGGGGCCGGGGTCCTGCACCGAGGGTACTATGGCTACGTTTTTCTTGACCTCCTGAGTGGGGGTCACGTACAGAATGAATATTTGTGCGGTCATGGGGTTCTCCTGTTACGCTTTACGCTTGCGCCGGGGCCGAGTCACCACATCAGGATCGGTCGCGGCAGGCGTGTCTGGGATGTCAGCGGGTAGAGATTCGTCTTCCCCGGCGACAGTGACTGTATCGTACGTGTCAAAGTCCTGTTTACGCACCGAAGGTATGGTTTTCACCGGGGCATCTGCCGTCAACTCGGCCATAATCTCTCTGCGAAGTTGGGCTTTAATATCCGCCAGATCCGGGTCATGGGCTGGCCCGGAGTGAACACGACGGCTCTCAACTTCGGCTTGTATTCGCGCACGCGCTTGTAGCTCAGGGGAGTTCGCCCGACGCTCGGCCAGATCAGTTTGATACTGGTTAAGAATATACGTGATATGTTCTGGTGTGATGGACAGCTTGGCTTCGATCTGTAAAACCGAATAGCCCTGTGCGTTCATCTTATAGATTTTATTCCGGTCAGATTGCCGGGAGTTGTTCTTGCGGATCGCCATAGTACGCTACCTTGTAGTGGGAATGGGGGCTTTACGCCCCCACCCTATCAGATAGTTTCAGTCAGGTCGATCTTGACGATATGCTCGTCCTCAACCCGTACCGCTCCGAACGTAGCCTCGCAGTAGATTCTCCACGCGAATGAGATCGTGGGGTCTTGTGCGACTTTAGCGTTCACCTCCTGATTGACTTGCAAGCCCAAGGCTTTACGCGTCATACACAGGCAGTTCACAGTTCCTGCACCGAGGGTACTGCCGAGGTTCAGTCGAGTGGAAACCACCCAGCTGTAGCCCATCCAGCTCTCAATGTAGCCCTTACTGGTCAAAGGCATCAGAGCGTTGTAGTCGCCCGAGGTAGCCTCTGTCAGTTGCAGGAGCTTACGCGCCTGCGCAGGTGAGATGAACATGACTTTCTGGATATCAGGGTCGATATCGTTGTTCATGAATATCTCAGTGACCTGAGTCACGATATCGAAGTTGATACTGGAAGTACCGTCCCCGATTGCCTGAGCTGCCGGGAAGGCAACTACGCCTCCGTTACCGTCATCTGCGTCACGCTCGGCGGCATCGAAGAGTTCGTCGTCGATGGACCGTTGCATGGCGTAGGCTTGCGCCTGTGCGATGTTGGAGTTTGGATCAATAAGGACCTGATTGATGTCCTCGACCTCGGTGACGTCTCCGGTGTGCCACGTGCCCGGTGTGGAGCGTCTGCGGCTGAACGGATAGTCTTGCTCGGGAGTGGCGACTGTGGCTGCACCACCGTTGGTGGGTCCTCCTACAGCTGTTTTGACAACCGCTTCGCGGGTGCCCAGACGTTCCCAGTTATGACCGTGAGAAGATACGCCCTTCTCCATGCACCACGGGCGGACCCGGGATGTCATCTGTTGGGCGAGATGGCGGACGATCGACTCGTAGGTCTCGATATAGACGTTTTGTACTGTTACATTCTGAGCCATGATGGACTCTCCTTAAAGCAAACAGGGATGATTGAGTTACATCAGGTGCTCCGAAACGTATCGGGCCTGTTTGCCGGAGATGCTATTATCGGGCGCTTACGCGTGCTCCGCATCTATCGACTAATTGCGACTTTACGCCGCTTGTTCAGGTTTTGCAAGTCTGTGCATACTCACCAGTTTCTGCTGGATACCCGCGTATCGTGGGTCTGTTTCTTTCATCCCCATCAGATCGCCGATAAGGCGTGGGATTGCTTCGAGCGCTTCCTGTGGACTGATGTCCGGCGTTGGCGACGGGCCATCGTTACTGATAGGTTTGACGTCGCCCTTGAACTGTTTGGCAATCTCGTGCAGCCAGTTCATGGTCTCAAGGGGTAGTTTCTTGTCGTTTAACCCCTGCTTGACCGACTCCGGTGCCTGTGAATGCTCCAGATAGCCGCGTATAAGCGCCTCGCGATCTTCCAGTGTCTCACCCCATTCCATCCTCAGCGCCTTTCTGGCGTCTTCTGACGCCGTCTGCGCGGAGATGCCGGTCTCCTGCTCCTGCTTTGCCACGTTATTAGCGAACGCTGTGAACTGGTTTGCAGTCATACCCGCGTCCAGTGCGTACCTACGCAGATTGTCAGCAGTAGCTTCGTTCCACGCAAAGCCGTCCAGCTCGGGTAACTTGTACCCGGACACGTCCTCGGGCTTGCCGAGCTTGGTCATTAGCGCGTTTAAACCGTCTTTGTCTTCGCTGGTGGGCAACTGTGCAACGCCATCTATAGCGGAGACTTTAGCAAAGAACGCCGCCATCTCCTCTGGCTTGGCGTCGGCTTCCGGTATACGAATGCTAGTGCCTACTAACTTTGCAGCGTGCGCCAGCTTGGAGACCGCGTCTTCAGCGCTCTCAGCCTTTCCAATGTATGGCGCATCGCGCAGTATCTCTGGTAGGCTATCTTGCCATCTTGGGTCCATGGTTGTTTCCTATGCTATCTGTTGGGGGAACTCGTCAGGCACCTGAGTGACCTGTTGTGTGGTTTCGTGTCCGTACCGACGCATCGCGTCGGACGTTGCTTGAATACGTGCTTTGATGCCGGTCGAAGTCGCCGGGTCCATGAACTCTCTGTGGTTGAGGAACTCGTCCGCTGCCGCCTCGTACCGACCAGCGTTGAAGTGCTTTATCGCCGTTGGCGAGCCGCCAAGGTCCCCCCGGTACTCGCTCTGTATCAGCTCGTTCTGGACATACTCAGGCAGCGTGTTGAACCCCGGGATCTTACGTTCCGCCCGGGCGACGTGACTGTTGTATGCGGCCTCGAAACCTTTCTCTATCCAGTCGCCTGTCTGCCCCACACCTTTTGTTCGTACCCCTTTGGTGTCGAGGTATTCATCAGCTACGTACCCCTCTTCCTCGACAACCCTGCGTTCACCGAGCGTCAACTCCCGTCCGATCTCAGATTCCACAGCGCGAACGGCATTCTTGCCGTAGAACACCCGTACCGGATCGCCATCTATATCTCTAGCCATCGGTTTTGTCCCTCAGCCAGAGCAGGTAGTGGTATGCGTCTCTCTGGCCGACCTTGTACGCGGTGTGCTCTGGGTTGTCCCCCAGCAAACTGGTCGGTTCCCATGCCAGCGACAGCTCTTGCAGCAGCGTCGCGCCATCTGGGGTCTTCAGCAAGTGCGCTATCTGCGCCAGCGTCTTGCTCCTATTGGACGGAAGGGCTTCCTGTGGCAATGTTTGGATCTCCTTGTGCAAGTGTCTGGGCCTGACCAAGGTCTTTGGCAGCTGCGGCTTCGTTGGCAGCAGCGTCAGCAGAGGCCGCGCGTTGCGCCTCTTCCTTACGTTGCGCGAAGTCGGCGTCCACTTCCTCTTTAGGTCGGGTCAGTTCGGTTGGCAGGTTCAGGTTATTGGCAGCTTGACGGGCGATGGCGTCGTAGTCCGGGACTAACAACACCTTCTCTGCTTCTCCCCCCATCTGTGCAATTAGTTGCATCTGTGTGATCCACCGCTCGACCGAGGCTGACTGGTCAAACTTCATGGATCTGCTCAGAGGACCAATGTACTCGATGTCGTAGTCTGTCAGCGCTACCCCCTCTGGAGGCGCCCCCAGCTCCCCTGCACGGTACAGCAGGTTAAAGGTGCGTTGCACCAAGGGGTCGAGGAAGTCTTCCTTCAGGCGCGCCATGGTGCTGCTGAGGAGCCTCTGCATCAGCTCGTACCGGACCTGTACCTCTGTGGCAGTCATGGCGGGGGACTCTTTCATCTCCAGCTGGTCGATGTAGAAATACTTCTGTATAGCTATCTGGAGCCGGACGATTGAAGACTCCACCGCGTCGAACCGCGCGGCTGACTCGAACGCCTTTATCTTTTCCACGTCCCTGACCACGTTCTGTGCGCCCGGGGACAGGTCCAGCTGGTTGATAACGGCGCGCTCCTGCACGAGGAGCGCCGGATCTATGACCTTCTCGCGGGACTTTATGTCCAGCTCAACGAGTTTGTTCAGGGTCAGGATGTCAGCAATGGCGTAGTGTGCAGGGCCGTTGCCCCACTTGGACTCGTCTGTGATCTCCCAACGTGGAATGTACGCGGGCATCTCGTAGTAGCCCCCGGACTTGAGGACCTCACCGTCTTTGCGCATGATGTACTTCCACCCGTAGGGGCGATTCTCAGGCGTCAGTACCGAACTGGTTTGGTTCAGTTTGTCGTGACGGGTATAGCAGCAGAAGATAACATCATGCTCCTCATCTCCCGCCCTTTCATAGCTCTTCTTTACCGTGTCTGGCACATTTTCGAGGCCAAACTTGCTGACGATTCGAGAAGCGCGCCACCTGAGTAGGCGATAGAAGTCCAGACACTGACCTTTCTCGTCCGGCTCGAAGTACACCTGCTTCAATGGTATTGAGGTAAACGTTATGCCTTTCCACGTTTCCGTAACATCGGCCATAGGCTCTTGCATAATCGCGCCGGTAGCGAAGGAGGTAAGCGATCGGTAGGTGTTGTTCGCCTCCAGATTGAAGTTCGAGTCCTGCAACTCGTCGAAGACACGCTTTGAGGCGTTCTCTATCCATACCTGTGCTCCGTGGTTCTTTCTGAGCTTGGTGTCCCGCCACTGCATCTCGAACCAGACTATGGCCGGGTTGGTTAAAGCCCCGTGGATACTGGACGCGAGCTGTATATGGGCCTGTACCGCCGTCGAGTCGTAGATGTCTCTCCTTGTCCACTCAACCCCGGACTCACCCCCACCTTCGCGGAAGAACCTTCCACGGTACGGTGCAACGTATCGCTCGATTACCTGCCACTGTGCCTCCACGGTTTTGCGTTCTGACCACAATGCCTCGAATTTCTTTCTGATAATGGTTGCGTCCATTAGCCTACTGCCCTCTTGGCGTGAGTCCCCAGACGGTGTCTCGCGGTCTGCGCCTGAAGCAGGGATGGGTCCCAACTCTGAGAGGCATAGCGCATCATATCAGTGGAGTCACTGGTGAAGTCGTGGACAGGTTTGTCCTTGAAGATCTGGTTTTTCTCGTCGTACTCACGGCGATATCCCCCGAGCATGTCCAGAACATGCAGGGTATTCTCGTTCTCGTTCACATGCAACACCTTGAGAAACGCTCTCAAGTTATCAATGCCGTCGGCCAAGTCACTTTTTGGCAGTACGTCAAAGCATATCCCCATATCGTAGGCGGTGTCCACTACCCGGGTGTTGTTGGTGAACTCTGTCTTGTGCAGGTCGTGAGGACCGAAGTGGTAGTGGAACGTGTAGTCTTTCTGCCAGTTGCGTACGTGGCGGACGTAGTGCGGTAGCCCCTTGTTCCTGTCCTCGTACGCGTCCATCAAGACAGGGTGCCCGGTGAGTGGGTGTGCCATGAAGATGCCGATCGCGGTCTTGTCCCGAACCCCTATGTCCCACGCTGACATGGCGAACTTGCGGGGATCTATGGCGAATGTGTTGAGTCGGTTGTTCCTGATGTCGCTTACTTCCTCGGTAAAGTACGCCCCCTGTAGCCCGCCTTCCCATGAGACGTAATACTCCTGCTGGAGCAGGGACTCCTCCATCCCCTCGCGGCGTTCTTCTTCCAGTATCTCCTGTGTGATAATAGGTGATCCATCTTCCCTGAAGGTCTGGGTAATGTCGCGCATCTCACAGAACCAGTTGGGCGCATCTTGGTTGAGTTTAAACATGCGATGAAAGTGGTTGTGTCCCCGGGGGGTGGAGATGAATATTGCCCAACCATTATTCTCGGCGAGCATGGGACGAATGTAGGACCACGCTGCCGGGTTGGCGATGGCGAACTCTGAGAATACCACGCCAATAGGATTGGCCCCAACAAGGGAGTCGAAGTTATCTGATCCAACCATCTGGATAACGGACCCGTTGATAAGCTCAATGTACATCTCCTGATCGTGCGTCTTCTTGCGTATCTGCTCGGGAATGGCTTGGTCGATGACTTTCCTGCCGTTGCGGTCGATGCCGTTCCAGATGACCTTACGGGCTTGGGTCGCGCTGGGTAGCATGTGCCAGTATACACCCACCTTCTGCATGGCACAGGTCGCAAGATAGTTGATCGCAAAGGAATCTTTCCCCGCTCTCCGATGCCAGCATAAGGCGGCGCGTTTTAGCCCGGCCTGCATCTTGGTCCAGACTGGCATCTGATGCTGCATGGGCCGCCATTGGTTGGGTATCTGGATTGTCGACATTACGGGACGATGATCTTGTCAGCGAGTGATGGGGCGCGGCTTGGTGGTTGCGGCACGAAGGTGGAGGTGGTCCCGGCTTTGTAGTGGTCAACGAAGATCCAGCCGCCGGGCACCGCGAGGACGTGGCTCTGGGGGCCGGTGTTGAGCACCTCCCCCAGCATCAGGGTGGAAAGCAGATGAGCGCACTGGGTCGCGTTGGTGACTCTGTCGGCGTGTTCTTTATTGCGCTGTTCGGCAATGTTGGTGGTGGTCATGGAGTGCTTACCTCTATTGGGTGGAAGTCGCCCTCGATGAACTCCTGCTGTGGGAGATCTGTTTGCGGGTCGTTGTAATTGTTCACGGTGTACTGCGCGATAACCACCTGAGTGGGGGTGGTGGTCACTTGGTCGGGTTTGTAGATGCCCTGCTGCTTGTTGAGGATGTCCAGCGCCTGCATGCTGACCGTTGGCTTGGTATCTTCGTTTCTGTAGGCGATTCGCCAGAGCATTGCGGTTCTTGCCTCCATTGAAGGGCCGTTCTGGAGGCTGGACTGGCGTTGATGAAGCACCATCGCTCTTACGGAGTCTTTGGAGTTGAGATGCTTGCAAACGGTGGCGTATGAAGTGTCTGTTTGCTCGGCGATCTGCTGTCGTGTGTAGCCTTGAAGGTAGAGATAGGGGACTTGCTGGCTTTTGCTGCCCATTCGTTTGCGGATAGCGGCTAATTCACAGCTGATTCGCATATCTTCCTGAAAGTAGGGATCGTCAGGCTCAATTTCCTCTATGACGTCCTCCAGAAAGAGAGCGCGCTCGTATTCGTCGTCCGTCAGCTGGTTGATTACCATTGGGTGCATAGACGGATAATGCACTTTAGTACCTGTTTTTGCAACTTTTGGATTTGAGACTCGAATTTTGGGGTTTGAGGTCCGAGTTTTGGAGTTTTTGGATTTTTGGAACTTTTTGGATTTGAGACCAGAATTGGTGGGAAGGTCCAGAAACGCGAACCGCACCGCCCCGATACTCTGGGTGCCCCCCTCGCGACTCTGTATAGCGTTTAAACGCGTGCATATATAGAAAGTTTAAACAGCGGGTGCGGGTGACGATGACGACGCGTCAACGGATGACGACGCGTCAACGGGCGCGTTTAAACGTCATGCGATGACGACGCGTCAACGTGACGATGACGACGCGTCAACGGATGACGACGCGTCAACGTGTGCGTTTAAACGTCATGCGATGACGACGCGTCAACGTGCACAACGGGTCGAATAATGGGGTGAATACGGGTGCGCCGGGAGACGGATTGCGGGTGAAACAGCACCACAATGGACTGGACCACGGAATTCCGTCCTGTTGGTACAGGGTAGGCGCATACGTATGTACCATATGCCTATTTTCTATA